TTATTCAACGATGTACAAATCGTACTTGCTCGGCTTATTCCAGTCACCGTTGTTATGTTCGATGACCGTCATCCAGTAGTCGTGATTGTGGAAGAATTCAGGAACCCGGCAATCTTCCATCACCTGATGCGTTTGAACGGTATAATACCAGCCTTCCGGCATCATTGCTTTCTGCGTCATAGCGAAACGATGAAGGTCTTGCGCGTCTTCATGGTTCTTCGTGATGTAGATAATCCAGCTGCTGGAAATGTTCACCTTTATGGCAGTATCGACTTTAGAAAACTTTTTCATGTTCATCCTTCTTTCACCTGATTGGCGGGTTGCAGACCGCCGTTTCATTCGATGATTTAATTATATAGTATATGCTTGCTATATACAATAGACAACGCACACAAAGATTCGGGCAAATATAAAGGGCGCTGTTGTGCAATATGTATATAGCAAGCATATACAAAAGGAAAGCGCCTACGGGATGCCCCGCAGGCGCTGTACAAAACAGAATTATTGGTTATCCACAATCAGCATTGTAATGCCGGAATCATCGTAGACATCATGTATGATGTGCTGAACTTTATCCCAGTCACCGCCGGCGATGCCGCACCCGATGCGGGCCGGAACTGCCACAACGTCATAATCATTGAGTACAGCATAGATCCTCAGCAGATCGAGAGCTCGCCACAGATAGCCGTAAGCGGTCAACGTTCCATCAACAGGGGATGGATACTGCGTAAACAGATTGCAGATTTCCAGCCCTTCGCGTTTTGTGTCCAAAATCTGGATGCTACCCATCCACTCAGTTATGGGAAGCTTTGCATCGTGGCGGCATTTCTCCACATAGGCGCTCTGGGATTCCTGGGTCAGCAGCGGCCAGATTGCCGCCGCGATGCCACCGCCCATCACTCCGAACGCATTCACCTGATGCGCTACAAGTGTAGCCTCGCAATTTAGCACATCGCCTTTGATGTATTTAACCATATTATCTTACCTCCTCGATGGCCTTAATGGCCTGCTTTGCCGCGTATCTGCCGTTGGAGGTATTCTGCCGCTGCCATGCGCCATGAGACGGTGCCCAGCGGAAACCCCACTGCTTGACAATATCGCGCACCTCAGCGGCGGGCTTATCGTCAAAAACCAACTGCACCCGCTCTGGGGTGATGCGTAGAACGCCGCCAGAAAACGCCTGCTCAGAATCGCCCTGTGCCTGCTGTGTGTCCAGCACCGCGAGGCGGGAGCGCAAGCGGCGAATTTCGGCGCCGTTGTTATCCAGTGCCCACCGCGGATAGGGCGGCTCAGAACGCCCCGTAGACGCGCTCTGAGAGGCTGATGCAGTGAGGCGGGCAACTTCCTTATCTGAAAGCCCCGGACAGCCTACGAGCGTCCCGTGCTTGCGCCAGTACGCATTTATGGATCTCATCTTTTCCTGCATGACCTCGCGCTCGGTGAGTTTGGCTTGTACGCGATCCCGTGCATCGGCATCCATGCCGCTGATGCCGCCGTGACCCACAGCTCGAATCTGGTCGAGGATGCCCTGAATATCCCTCCATTCCCGCATGAGGGTGTCGTCACGGGAGAGTTGCTGCTGCTTCTTACGCACGGGAAAATTAGACCATCCGGCGACCATGACAGACGGGCAAGATGCCCGGTTGCGGTTTGATGCGTTCATGTTGTCGGCTAGTCGGCGGGCATAGCGGTCAAGCAGGTAATCGATTTTCTCCTGCTGGGCATCGGTCTTGCCTTTCTTGCACTCCTCCGCCAGTGTAGCCGCTCGATTAACTTCTCGGCGGTATTCGCTGGTCGCCGACCCCTCAGCGTAATCGCTGAGGCTGTTTGCGTTTTTGGCGCGGCGGGCTGCGTCCTCGTCGATGGGGTAATATTTCATGGGAAAAACCTCCTTACAAATTATCGGCTGTGGTCTTGTTCTCGGTATAGCCAGATGTGCTGATGGCCGTCAGGATGTCGAAATAGGGAACATCATCGCTACAAATCCAGATGACGCGGGCCAGCTCCGTGATGGGAACACCGCCTTTTGCCATTGTCAGGGCCTTTTCGTATTGTCGGACACTACCACAGGTGAACCACTGGTATTTGTTACACAACTCGTAAATAAGGGTTTCATTGTTGATCATGGTGTTATCCTCCGTTGTCTTTTTGTATTTTAAGTGCTAGCCAAGGTGTTTGTATTATTTAAGCAATATGACTTTTCTTTTAGCATTCCGACCGGTTGGTGTGTTGTTAATTCTTTCGGCGATGGCGTTATATCGTGCCACGCTTATTAGCGGCTCGATGTTGCCGCGCACGCGGAGATCGTGGAATCCATAATAGCCCGCATACACTGATCGAGTTAGGATCAGCCTTACTTTGTACGCATCCATCCTTTTTCCGCGCTTTCCGGTGATGTTTCTGTCCCTGCACCACTTGGCAGTGGCGCTGAGAGAGCCGGTATCTTCGTACACCTGATATATACTCTTCACGATTTTGGCTTCTTTAGGGTTGACGATAAGCCCACCCGGTACGGTATCATATCCCAGCACGCATGAGCACGTCCTGCCGCCTTGTTCTGCCATTTCTCTCATTGCGGCCGAAACTCTTTCGGCCGTTATTTCGCGTTCCATTTGCGCGAATACGCCAAGCAGCCCCATCATAGCACGCCCCATGGGAGTCGATGTGTCAAATGTCTCGGTGTAGCTTATTAGCTCACAATTATTTCGGCACAACGTTTCCCACATGGCATATAGATCAGCCACGCTTCTTGTAAGTCTCGAAAGTGCCCATACGAGGACGCAATCGATTTTCCCGGCTTCAACGGCTGCTAGCATTTCACGCACCGCGGGGCGGTGCTGTATATCTTTTCCCGATATGCCGGCGTCCTTATAGATGCCGTAGATGCTATGCCCTCGTGTGTTGCACCAGTCACGCAATACGCGCTGCTGCGAGTCCAGCGAATACCCCTCCAGCGCTTGGTCTAACGTGCTCACCCTTACATATATAGCGATGATCATCCATATTACCCCATCTGTGCAACAAGATTGTCAATTTCTGCAATGCGCTCCAACAGGCGCTGTTTTTCGGCCATCAACGCATCGCGGTTGCTCTTCCGCTCTTCTAAGCGCTCCGCCCTGACACCCTTCGGCAGGGGCTGATCTAACAGCGTTGCGGGCACATTGTGCAGTACAACGATACTGCCCTGCGGTACTACGCTCGTCCAGTTTTTTACGCTGCCGCCGCTTTCGGGCTGGCCCTCCACGAATGCCACATCGTCCCCACAACGCGCACCACTATCGCGTCCATACGCGCGGGAAATAGTTTTCCCGTAGATCGTTACCGCGCTCTGCCACTCTGACACACTGCTGTCAAATGTCAGGCGCACGTCAACGCGCTCGCCGCAGTCGGGGCGGTCATCCTCACCATATACACGACGCATAATTTCACGCGCCTGATCTGCACAGTCAGCGGGGATAGCCCATGCAGACTTATCACGATTCCAGCGCGCGCCGCCGATGCCTTTAATCGCTTTGACAAATTCGGCGTTGTAGGGGGTATAGATATAAGCTTTGGTATCTACAATTTCGATTTTCATGGTTACCTCTTGTTTTTTCTGCCTTACACTGATAAAATAAGAGGCGGCCGGGGTAAGGCTCCCGGTTCGCCTGTATTCGGGCTTTGGGGTCAGTTGCTTTGGACGGTGGCTGACCTCATTTTTATGCCTTGATTTTCTTGTTGCGAACAATCTCGGCAGCTTCTTGAACCGTTGTTGCTTTCGCTTCAATCAGTTCTGCGATGGCTTCCAAGAACTGATTGAGTTCCTGACTTGTCATTTCGTCCATGTCCTCACTTCCTTCTGTAAGAGGTTTTGCTCTGCCTTACAAGTTATATTATAGTATATGCTTGCTATATACACAATACACAGAGTCACCAAAGATTCGGGCAAATTTTGCGGACGGCATTGTGCAAGATGTATATAGCAAGCATATATACATATGTGGTATCATATTTTAGATAGGAGGTGTACCCCAAAATGGGATCAAAATACACAGACGCACAGAAAAATGCATCCATAAAGTATCTCGATGAGAAAACGGACAGCATCCAGATCAGAACACCCAAAGGCACAAAAGAGCGATGGCGGGAGGCGGCGACGGCGGCAGGCACGTCCCTAAACAGGTATATCATGGACGCGGTAGAGGAAAAAATTGAAAAGCACCCCAAATGAAAAAAGCCCATCCGCAGACCATGAAACCTGCCGATGGGCTTTTTGCTGTCCTGTGACATTCTCGCGCACGCGCGTATGCGCACCTGCATACATGGGCGTTATGGCGTTTTTATGCGTGTATTATACCCTATATTATCTTTTTATATTTTAAGTGTCAGAAGTGTCATATATGGGAATGATAGATCGATATAACACCAAAAATCTGTATGACAAATCGGCTGACACACAGCAAAACCGTGTCAGCGCGTGTCAGCCGAAAATCTGACAGACTGACACTTTCAAGGGCAAGTGTCAGTGAAAGTGTCATGTGACGTATTTTGCGATACAACGAAAAAAGCGGGCACCCTGCAAAAGGATGCCCGCGCAAGTGTCAGTTGTCTTTGCCGATCTGCTTAATAACCTGATCCGCGCCGGTAGCCGCAAGGCCGGAAACAATGCCCACGGCCAGGGCGGTCAGGGGATCATTGGCCGGGAAGTCCGGCACGTTGATGTACATAGCGGCCAGGCCCAGCAGGCCGCCAAGCGCACCGCAGATGGACGGCAGCCACTTGTTGGCCAGTGGGGTCTGCTTAACAGCCGTTGCGGCAAGGTAGCAGATGACGGTGATGCAGGCAACGGATGCGATGCCAAAAGATGCAAAATCCATGTTAGTCCTCCTCGATTTTAATGCACTCATTGTGCATCTTTTTGTAGGCGTCAAGGTACATTTCGCCCTTGTCGCCGTTGTAGGTAATTTCGTAGTACATCCCATCGGGGACGGTGGTAGAAATCAGCGCCTTGTGGTTTTGCAGGGTCTTGCACGACCACACAACGAATGTATCCTCGGCGGTCAGCTCAAAGTTGTCGGTAACATCAACATGGCGGTTGAAGTAGTCCACGACGGCAGCAGTGGCCCGCTTGATAAACTCGACATTGCTCATTTTGATTTATCCTCCTTACTCGGTTTCGATGCGGATAGGCAGCGCCTTGGCCCGTTTATAGAGTTCCGTGCCCGTTCCGTTGCCACCCTGACTGTGGTAGCTGTCGTATAAGTATTTCAGATTGTTCAGGTCATCCTCGGTGATGTACCCGCGCTTGATGCACAGGCGGCACATCTGATAAATCCGATCATGCAGCACCGCCAGATTTCCTGTGTGTAGGTCATTGACTGTTTTGCCCATCGCAGTCAACTGCCCCTCCACGGCATCCAGCCGGGGAGCAATCTGCTGAATCTGAGTTTTAAGGGTGCTGATTTCTGCGTTCTGGGCTTCTTCGGGGGCTTTGTGCTTTTTCCATTTCGCCAGCAAGGTATCCCATGCCTTATCAATGGCTGTAAACGCCGTAGCTACGGCGACAATAGCTGTCACGACCTGCCACGGGGAAGTGATGACGATGTTCCACGACTGCATCGGATTTACACCTCCACGATAGGGATGCCGTAGGCTACGGCGGCATCATGCTCAATGCGGCATCCGCGATAATCCTGCCAGCCGGGGGCAAACACCGCAAAATCAGCGGTGCCCAGCAGCTTGAGGCTTTCGCCCAGATACCACAGCGGCATTGCGTCAGCCGGGGCGCTCTCGAAAAAGGATTCGATGACCTCGATTTCCTCATGCGTTTTCATGTACACATCGGCAATCAGCACCTTACGCTCTTTGAGGATTTCCTCGTCGGTCTTGCCGCGCATCGGCTGGGAGACAAACAATTTTTTCGTGTTCAACGGTCTCAGCCCTCCTTTACCTGCGCGGCGGCCATCTTGGTCATTTCCGCGTCAAATTCCTGTGTAGCCGTGGCCAGTTCCGTTTCCAGCGCATTGATCTTGTCGCGCCATTCCTCGCGCTGCTGGCGGATAGGCTCATACTCCTCGGCGCTCATAACGCCATCGGCGTGTTTCAGTGCCTTATAGTCGGTATCAGTCAGCAGGCTTTTAAGGGCGGTGATTTCGGCATTGATGGTGTCGATGCGTTCAAGAGATTTTTCCATTGAATGTGCCTCGCTTTCGATTTTCGTTTGGATTTTATCTTCCACGGCATGATGCCGTAGAGCTTATAGAACAGCAAATCCGTACAATGGACAGAATGGCGGGCCTGTTTTTTCACAAGCGACCCGCGCCACGACATATAAGAGGTGAGAATCTGTTCTATCGTCATCAGTCCCGCTTGCAGGAAATTGAAAAACTTCTTGATTTTGCGGCGCTCCCGGATGACGCTCTCACGGCAAGGCTGCTGTAAAACCTTGCCGTTGGGTAACAGGGTGAATTTGGTTTTTAGGTAGGTAAAACCTCGGCGCAGCTTGACTATCTGCGTCTTTTTGGGGTTCGGGATAATGCCCTTTTCGGCGAACAGCCCAAACAGCAGGCGGCGAAATTCTATCAGCAGTTCTTTCGATTTGTTGATGATGTAGGAATCGTCCATATAGCGGGCGAACCATCGCTGCCGCCACTGGTCTTTGATGGTGTGGTCGATGCTGTTTGGGTAGGCGATGGCAAAAATCTGACTGTCCTCCGGGCCGATATACAGACCGTTTTCTTTTGTCGGCTGGCCGTATTTGATGGACAGCGCCCAAACATACTGAGCGCGGGTGCTGATGTCGGCACGTTCTTTCATTACGGCATCATGGACGCGCCGTTCCATGACCTTTTTGCCGTTCTGATCGAGATGAATTAACGCTTTCATATGGTGATTAGTCCTTTTTGAAGAATTTATCGACCCAGCCATCCGCATTGAGTGGCAGCGCCTGCGCCCACGGGATAGGCTTTGTCATTATTTTGGTGACGGTTTCCAGCATCGTGTCCTCGTCGGCCCATGCAGGCGTGTCGATGACGACTTCGTCATGGATGTGGAATACGACGTGTAGACCCTGCGCTTCTAGGTTTTCAATGGCGATTGCCAGACAGTCACGGGCAATGGCCTGCACAATGTTCTCCACGAGCTTACCGCCGTAGGTTTCGACCCTTTCCCAGCGCTTAGTTGTCTGGTTCTGACCCGTATAGCTGACTGAGGGATTGCCCCAGCGGTTTACGCCGATTTCCGGGGAGGGGTAGTACAGCTTGCGCCCAGACGGCAGCAGAATCGTCATATACCGAGTGCCGGTAATGACATCCAGCTCACAGGCCAGTGTGATGATGGCATCGGTAGTTTCGGAGCGGATGGTCTGTGCGCCGCCGTTGGTGATGACAGTGATGGCAGCAGAATCAACGATATTCCATAGATCACGAATCATCGAGTTTGTCTCGCGCCATCTGTCTACAATGCCCTTGACTTCATCATCGGAGAGATCATCAAGGTTGTGGCCCACGTCCATGCGGCGCATGGCACTGACACCGCCCTGATAGCCGAGGGCCAGTTCTGCAACTTTGCCGCGCTGGCGCAGCGCATATTCCGGGTTGCCCTTTTTGATTTTTTCAATGGGCACATGGAACATCTGGGACGCCGACGCCTCATAGATTTTGCCGTGGGTGCGAAAAACTTCAAGCCGCCATTCCTGCCCGGCCAGCCACGAGATGACGCGAGCCTCAATGGCCGAAAAGTCGGCATCGATCAGCACATTGCCGGGGGTCGCCACAAAGGCTGTGCGGATAAGCTGCGACAGAGTATCGTTGATACTGCCGTACATCATCCGCAGACCGTCTATATTGCGGTCTTTCACGAGCTGACGCGCAGGGGGCAGGGGATGGGTATATGTGCGGGGGAGATTCTGTACCTGCACCAGACGGCCCGCCCAGCGCCCGGTGCGGTTGGCACCGTAGAATTGGAGCAGGCCACGGACACGACCATCATCCGCTATGCAGGTTTCCAGCGCATCATATTTTTTGGTGCTGGTCTTGCCGAGTTCCTGCCGGATTTCGAGCATCCGCTGCACGTTGGCGGGTTGCGGCTGTTTCAGCATCGTGGCGACGGTTTCCTTAGTAACGCTGGTAATTTCCGCATCGCTGTCCGTGGCATCCGTCAGCCATTGAGCAAGCTGCCGGATGGAGTTGGGGTTATCCAGCCCGGAGAGCTGGCGGGCCTCAGTCATCAACCGACTTTTAACAATAGCGCCGATAACGAGAGCGCCGCGCACCAATTCCATGTCAGCGGCCACGCCTCGCGCGTTCATCTGTAAATCAGTTTCCCATTGCTTTTGCACAAATGCGGGCACGGGGAACGCCGACAGGCGGTGGTCAATCTCCATTTCGGTGACGACATCTTGCCCGTTGTACTCTTTGAACAGTTTCCATTTGTCAGGATCATGCTTGGGCAGATTGCGGGTGCGGTTGCCGTTGGCGTTGGAGGGCTTGCAGGGGACGCAGAAATAGCGGATAAGGGCCTTGCCCGTCGTCAGCTTTTTCTTATTTTCGGGCAGGCCCATCGCCTTGCCTGCCGCATCCAGAGATGCAGGGTAGCCGCAGTAGAGCGCGTGGAGCATCGTATCGCGCCACTGATCGGGTGGCAACCATCCCAGATACTTACTGAGGGCGAACCACTCGAAAGCCGCGTTGTAGGCATGTTTGATGTACAGGGGGTTCTTGAGGGCGTTTTTCAACCAAAGGGGGATGATCTGACCGCTTGCCACATCGATGACCTCAACGGGCATTCCGTCGAGGCTGTATGCGAAAAGCAGAATTTCAAAAGACGGATCGAGAATGTACCGATATGACCCTGCCTTGCCGATACTGACCTCGCTGTAAGTCTCAAGGTCAATACTCAGATGGTGTAGCTGTTCATTCATTGCCGTTCTCCTCATATCCGAGTTCAGCCAAAACCGAGCCAATCAGCACGGAGGTGTTGACCCCACGCCCCTCAAGGGTAATGATGATAGCCGTAAACAGGGGCGTACCCTGTACCCACTGAACAATCTCACGAGGAGTCATGGAAGTGGCATTGTGGATAGATGCGACGGCATCTTCGTCAACAAGATCATTCGCTCTCCAAACATTGCGGGTCTGGCGCTCAATATCGCAGACGAGCATCGTCTGCACGGTTTCGGGGCGGCGCAGGAGCATCCGTACAATGTTCATAAGATGCGAGGTTTCCAGTTCCTTGATACTTACAGCCGTATCATTGTTTGTGCGCCAAATCTCGGCGCTGTCAAATCTGGTTTTCATTTGGGCATTTCCTTTCCTTATTTATAAGGGAATCCGCATAGGCCGCGCCCACAAGGGGCACGGGGATAGTTACGATTTACGGATACGGAAGCAGACGGGCGCGGACAGCCACGTGCTGGAGGCGCTGTAGCTGGTCGCATTGCCGTTGCTGCTCACACTGCAGAAGTTGGTAGAGTGGCCGGAGTGCTGAGAAGATGTCCAATAGGCAGTAGAATCGCCATTGTGTTCATCCATTCTCATGCGGTGGCGACGGTCTTTGTACCAGTCAATCTGCTTGTACAGCCCCTTGTCACCGAGAACATTGTCGCCGCTAAACAGTTCAGACGCGGCAGGCAGGAACAGGCGCTCAAGACGGTCCATCTTTTTGCCGTTGATGACGTGCTTTCGCTCAGTGTCAATGATGGCCCGTTGCAGTTCATCAGGCAGCAGATGGTCGATGCGGTCAAGCCATTTTTCGACCTTACCATATGTCATGTCGTCACCGAGGCAATCCACAGAATCAAAGCGGATTGCATTATCGTTGATGTCAGTGACAGCGCACTCGATGTGACGACCATCCAGCAGGTCAAAAGCCAGCTCATCGCCAATGTGGGGATTTGCTGCGATTTCTTTCAGAGCAGTACCGATGTCAATATCGGTACAGACGTTTTTACGCAAAGTTGCAAGGCTCATTTGTAAGTTCCTTTCCTTTATGTACGGGCTTGGATTTCCTCTTGATTTCTGCCCCGGAGCCGGAGTTGAACCGACATCGCGCGCTTGCTCTGCCATTGAGCTATCCGAGTACATGAGAGGAGGGACCGTAGCCCCTCCCGGTATAGAAAGAGGTGGATGGTTATTTAATTACCAGTACCTTGCCGAAAAGCGTGGTAGCTGGGTCAAATAGAGCATCAAGCACCCTGCGGGGGAGTGTTACATCGGTTTCCCGGTCAGCGGATTCACAGCGCCACCAGAAGCATATGTCTGTGTAGCGCCATTCCACGGTACCGGATTTGCGGCAGGCGCGGAGTAGGGCGGTTGGTACACGGGCGCAGCCGGAGCGGCAGTCGGCACAGGGTTTGCCTGCGGCCAGCCCTGCTGCATCGGAGTGCCCGGCATACCACCAGGAGCCGGGACCACGGCGTTGCCAATACCGGCAAAGTCAGCGGCAGCAGATGCACCACCAGACAGCGGCTCACCGTCATGGGTTTTCATCACGTTGCCCAGCCCACAGCCGACACCGCGCTTGCCAGCGGTGTTAAAGGGATAGAAGCGGACGGTCACACGGGCGTACATACCGCTGTAAATGTCCTGCGGGGCCAGTTCGACATTGATGTTGTCCTGTCCGACGACCTGCGGCTTGTTTTTGGAGCTGGCGGTGATGACCCAGTATCCGTGACACTCATCGCCAAACGGGATGCCGCTGGGGCGTACACCGTCGCCGTCGTGGATGATGGAATCCAGATTCGGCGGGATGATACCGCCCCACAGCGTCCCCGCGCCGATTTGCGCTGCCGCCTGAATAGCGGCACGGAAATCTGCGATAGTGGCGGTGTCGGTCTTGGGAATTAGCAAGGTGGCGCTGTACTTGGCATCGCCCACGCCGCCCTGCGGCTGACGGGGCTTGTCGAGGTTGACATAGGACAGGCGAACCTCGCCGGTCAAACATCTCTGTGCATCGTTGTTATACATGACACATTTCCTTTCTTTATTCGGTTTCGGCGGTATCTTCTTCGTCGTCATCGAAGTATTTATCCGTGATTTCAGCAAATTCGGGATAGCGAGCCAGAACGGTTACGATATCCGCACGGGCATCGAGCATTGCGTCTTTGATGGCACCCAGCATCTCGGCGCGGCGCACGGTATAGGGCACGTCCTTTTTGGGTGCAATGAGATGCGGCAGGTGATTAAGAATTTGCATGATGTCATTGGACAACAGCACGATGCGGGAGGGCATGGCAACGGCCTCCGGGGTATCGTCATCGCAAACCAGATTGCGCAGTTCGTCCAGAAGGGCATCAAGATTGGATGCATCATCCGCATCAGTGGGTGTAGCCGCCTTGACTTCCTCGCAGTTCTTGCATTTGTCCTCGCCCATAAACAAGGATTCCAGCAAATCTTTGATTTCATCATCGGGTGCGCCGAGGGCGATGATGTTCAGGTCGCCAACTTCATCGTTGCGGATGGCCCTGCGCAGTTTCGGGTCATGTTCGGCGGCCATTTTCAAGAGCATTTCGCCCAAAGGGCTGTTTTTATCAACTTTCAATTCTGTACCTCCTCAGAAAATATCCATTGCAATTTAGGGTGACACTTCAGCATCTCGATAAAGAAGTCCAGCTGGGTCTTACGGTTATAGCTGTATTTCAAGGTATCGTAGGTGCGTTTTTTGAGTGCTTTCTTGTCTGCAAGCCGCTTTTTTGCATCCTGCAATTCGACTTTCGTCAGGCGTGTGCCGACAGGGTGCTTTTTGGTGTTGACAACGGTTTGCAGTTCTGAAACCTCGGTTGAGATGTTTACATACTCCTGAGTTGCACTCCTGCGGTCACACTCGTACTTGTCGCGCTGTTGCTCCCAAAAGTTCAGCAGCTTTTTGGCCTTTTCCTCGCACTTTTCATCTTTGATGAACTGATTGAGAATTTTAGACATCTTGCTTTTGGAGCAAGTAACTAGCGTAGGTAGGTAAAGATCCATCTCGAATCGGCTCTCACCTTCATGGCAGTAGCTGATGGTAATACGGTCACCATCGTCAAACATTGGCGTAAACATTGGCGTTCACTCCTCCAAAATCAGCGGCGGCGCTGTTGTACGGCTCACGATTATCAGATTCGTCAACCAGTGTCGGCTTGCCCATTGGGCGGTCAATCTGATCGGCCAGCAGTTCGGCAAACTTTTTCTTGCCGAGCCGCTTTTCCAGTTCGGACAGGGAGACTGGCTTGCGGTCATAGAGCATAGCCTCATCATACCCGGCCTTGATGAGCGTCTGGAATGCAGCATCGGTATCGTGGAACGCGCGGACGCTACGACCGGCAACGACTTTCCAGCCGGGAATTTCGCCGCCGTCGAGGATGGTCTGCTGCGCATAGGCTTTCAGGTCATCATACCAACTCACCAAAAACTGGCCGCGCGTCAGCAGTTGGCCGATTTCCGAATCCGTCAACGCCTTTTGCAGGCCCATCGCCATGCGAGAGGCATTATCTTTCGGCTCATCGGCAGGAACACGGCCCATGGGCACGCAGGATGCGAAATCTTCCAGAGCGGTGTTGACGTTGGCACGGGCACGGCATTTGGCCTTGCCCCGGCAGAATTTGCAGTGTTCACCGGGCACAAATGTGCCGGGGCCGTTGAACGCCTCCACGGCAATGGGATGGATGCGGTCGCCCCATGCCAGCAGATCGTCTACAGACATCTCATCCTCGGACGGATCTGCGCTGATTCGAGGCTGGATGATGGTCATGCGCACCTTTTTGATGGTGTCACCGTACAAGGGCCTGTACTTTGCAAGGGCACCGAGGGCATAAAGCCGCATCTGTGGATTGCCCACGGCATCCACACGGACACCCTTGCCGTGTTTGTAGTCAAAGATGTTCAGCGCGTCATCGCCAATCATCACGCAATCACAAGTACCGAAACCCTCCGGCACAACATCGGAAAAGTCTACCTGCTGCTCCGTCATAATCGCCGGAGGATTGGTGTAGCCCAGCGCCTTTTCCATAATCCAGTCACAGTAGATTTTGGCGCAGGTCAGCATTTCGGGCTGATAGAGCTTGTGCTGCTGCAGGGAGCGCAGTTCCTCGGCCATCGCGTCTGCATCGCTGTGGGTCTTGACGAACAGTTCGCAAATGCTGTGCGCCAGCGTTCCCTCCTCGGCATAGATGCTCGTACTGGCCGGGAATTGCGCCTCAAACGTGGGCGACGCGGTACAGGCCAGATAGCGGTACGCATTGGACGCGCCACACTTGGCGTGAATTTCAGGGCTTGCCATAATGGCCCTCCCTTAAATCTTTGCGCCAAGGGCGCGGAGATCCGCGGCCACATTGGGCAGCATATTTTCGGGAATTTGGGTGACAGCCTGAACGCCATACTTTGCAAGGATGCCCTGCAGCTGCATTGCAAAGGCAGGGTTGCTGTTCATCAGCGGCATGGCGGCGTTGATGATCTGCTCACAAGTGATACCCTGCTGAGACTGTGTCGGCGCAGCGGGCGCAGCAGCGGGCTGGGGGATAAACTGCTGGGTCACGGGAGCGGCAGGCGGGGTCATCACGGGAGCGGCAGTTGCAACAGGCTGCTGCATCATAGGCGCGGCCACAGGAGTGGCGGGGATGGCCTGCTGCACCGGGGCAGCCGCGGGTGCCTGTACAGGCTGAGGGGCCGCGGCGGGCTGTTCAACGGGCACCGGGGATCCGACAGGTTCAGAATGGGCAGGAACAGAAACCGCAGGTGCGTCCGGGGCAGTCTTGGCAGCGACTTTCTTGCTGCGGGAGTTTTTTGCCGGAGCGGCGAGGGCATCAGTGCCCTTGCTTTCGATGGCATCGGCCAGATGGTTGATAGCGGTGCTCAAATCGGGAGCATCAACGGTTACTTTCAGTTCAATCATGGTGTTACCTCCAAAAAATTTATTTGACGTGGGCATCGTTGCCCTTGTCGTAATTGAAAACGGGGAGAGCTTTGTCATCAATGATGGCGGTGAGGATCAAGGCGGCCCAGCTGATCAAGAGCCGTGATGCGTTGATGTCATCGCCCAGCATGATGTGAACGACCGGATCCATCATGGCAAAGTACATAGAAACCTCGCCAACACAGAAAATCAGGATACGGCCTACAACGTTCAACGCTTTATTCATGTTCAGCCTCCTACTTTGCTTCCCAAGCTTCATACGCGGCAAGGTTTTTAGGATCAGAGTAGAATTTCTTGCAGGCTTCAAGAAGTGTTTGACCCAAAACGCGGGCTTCTTTTTCAGGGATTTGGTCGAAGTTGAATTTGATGCTTTCCATTACTGTCACCTCTTGTTCAAAAGAGTGATAAATAATCACCCTTTTGCGAAAAAAATTTCCTCTCGTTCTTGTGAGGACAAGGACAATTCATCAGACAGTGCGCGGATTTCGCTAGCCTTAAATTCACTAATGCCATTCAACTTGTTATACAGCCCTTGTTCCGATATACCGAGTTTTTTTGCGAGATCACGTTTTGAAATTTGCGAACGAGTAATCGCAATTTCAAGCATTAAACTATTGAACATTCAATCAACCCTCCTCTCTGTTCTGTTGGAAAGTGATTATTTATCACTACACGCATCATAACACTAAGGTGATTATATGTCAACAACTTTTTTGAAAAAAATAAAAAAAACTTGATTTTTAATCACACTTATAGTAGAATACTGTATAAAGAAAAATTTAGACATTACGATGTATGGAGGTTTATATGGATTCCATAGGTGATAGAATTAAGCTATGTCGAAAACGGCTTGGAATTTCGCAGGCTGCACTTGCTGAGGCGGTCGGATATGGAACGCGCTCAACTATTGCGAAAATCGAAGCAGGCAAAATCGACCCGTACCACAGTAAAATAGTTGCACTTGCACGAGCATTAAAAACCACACCTGAGTATTTAATAGGGTGGACAACAGATGATTATGATTGGGATAATGACCCGGATAATCGACTTGACGCTATTCCAGACAGCATAAGAAATGAGCTAAATGAAAAGCACCAAGGCAACAGCCGCCTCATGTGGGATGATTGGCAGGCAATGGAACAAGATGCTGCGCAAGAGGCAGCGAAAAATACGGCTGTCCCGAAAGGCTTCGTACCAATGCCTGCAATGAGCACTGTGCCGCTGATTGGCACGATTGCCTGTGGCACTCCCATTCTCGCGGAAGAAAATGTTGAAATGTACATCAGCGTACCATCTATGTGGCGGGCAGACTTTGCCCTCATGTGTAAAGGGGATTCAATGTCTCCGACTATTTATGATGGTGATCTGGTGTGCATCCGCTCACAGTTGACAGCGGCAAATGGACAAATTACGGCAGTATTGATTGATGACGAAGCAACGCTAAAACGGTTCTATCGTCATGGAGATACAGTAATCTTGCATCCGGAAAACCCTCGCTTCACACCAATGACCTACACAAAAGAAGAAATTAACGACTTGCGTATTGAGGGCGTGGCTGTTGGCATCTGCCGTGGCCTGCCAGAATATAACACGGAAGTTTAATGCTCCAATAACGAAGCGGAGGTATAAAACATGGTTACAATTATCTCAATAATTATTGTGGTAGCGCTGTATATGATGCTCGGCATTGCGGTGGTAGCAGTAGCATTTATGCTTTCTCTTTTCCTTGCCATAGGATGCGCCCTTGCAAAGCGTAAAATTGCGAAAGTCAGACCATCAGAACGAGTATGCCCAATGTGCGGCGGCCAGCGCATAAAATTTAAGTATGTGAGCAGTGGAACAACTGGTACGGGCAGATCTACAAGAGTTGCTAATGTCAGATTCGCATCGGGGGAAAAGAAAATTCAGCGTAAAAACATGGCTTACTGCGAAGATTGCGGATACACTTTTGACTTCACGACACAAAAAGACCTCGATGAAGAGTATAAAAAGTTCAATAACGGAGAAATTGGGTCTATAGCGGCAACAGTAATATTCGGCATTTTGTTTATTGCGGTTTTGGGTTTCCTAAAATAGCAATCATTTTCCAATTCTGACTTGGCTTTTTAAGCACAAAATTAAAGCCTTAATTGCAAATGTAAGCCTATTTTCGTTAAATGGGGGTGTGGTATTTTGAGCTCAGTAGATAAAACAGCCGTAATTTATGCGCGGTATTCGTCCCATGGACAGACCGAGCAATCCATCGACGGGCAGATTGCAGCGGCGCAAAAATATGCAGAGGGCAAAGGCTACACGATAATCCACATCTATGCGGATCGGGCGATGACCGGGCGTAATGATGATCGAGAGCAATTTCAAAAGATGCTGTCCGATACCGCAACGCATCAATTCGGGGTAATCCTGCTGTGGAAGATTGACCGATTCGGGCGCAACCGTGAAGAAATCGCCTTTAACCGTTACCGCTGCAAAAAGAACGGGGTTAGGGTAGAGCGCGTTGCAGAGGATGTGCCGGACGGCCCGGAGGGCGTTATTCTGGATTCCGTGCTTGAGGGCATGGCAGAATATTACTCGCTCCAACTAGCGCAGAACGTGCGCCGGGGCCAGCGTGAGAGCGCTAAAAAGTCGCAGTCAAACGGCGGTACACGAATGATAGGTTACAAAGTCAATCCCGATACCAAACGATATGAGATCGACCCAGATACGGCCCCCTTTATAACTGAGGTTTTCCGGCGGTATGCGGGGGGCCAAACAATGGCCGAAATCGCGGCCTGGCTCAATGCTCAGGGCCTTAGAGCAACACGGGGCGGTATGTTTACCGTTAATAGCCTTCATCGGCTGCTGAAAAACGAAAAATATACCGGCGTGTATATATTCCGCGATATCCGTAATGAGGGCGGTATGCCGGCATTGATTGACCGTGCTACGTTTGATAAGGTACAGGAGATGCTCAAGGTCAACCGCCGTGCTCCATCAAGAGTGTGGTCAAGAGCAGAATACTTGCTGACCGATAAATTATTCTGTGGCCATTGTGGAGCGCCAATGGCTGGGGTAAGTGGTCACGGGCATACTGGAGTAAAGCATAACTATTACACCTGCCTAAACCGTAAAAGAAAAAAATCATGTACGAAAAAGTCTGTGCGTCAGGATGTTCTTGAGCCATTGGTGTTAAAGTCTATCAGAAATTTATTACAAGATGATGCTACACTGAAATACATCGCAGATAGAGTGTGGGCTGAATACGAACGCAGTGATACTTCTGGCGATACCATCAGGGCGCTGGACAGACAGATTGCGGATGTAGATAGAGCGCTTTCCAATGTGATGAAAGCCATCGAAATGGGCATTATCAATGAAATGACAAAAGCCCGCATGGATGAACTGACCGAACAAAAGCAAGCCCTCAGCGCTGCCCGCGCGGATGCGGGGCTGGCCAGGGGCTTTAAGCTCACACGGAATATGATCCTATACTTTCTGCGAAAAATGGCCGCTATGGATATCTCGGATCGGGACAGTCAAAAACGACTAATTAAAACCTTTGTCAATGCTATCTATCTGTACGATGACCATTTCGATATCGCTTTCAATTACACCGAAAACGGAAAGGTAATTGTGAAGATGCAGGAAATTGACGATGCATCGACTGGAGGAGCGTTCGGATGCTGTGCGCAGTGTCCCACCAAAATAAAAGCACCCGCCGTACCCCGGCGGGTGTTTTTGTTTTGGTGCTCCGTGAGCTGCTGAGGAGTCGAACGGGGCGGCAGTACCGCAGTACCAGCCCGATGGCCGATGCGGGACGCGGATGCCGTGCGTTCGTCATCCTCGGTGGAATCACTCTCATTATACCAGTGGTTTGCCCGGTGTTTGAATGCCCTGCGAACAGCCCGCCCGCCCCTCATGCAGGGCAGGCATAAAAAAACACGGTGCGTGTGCATCGTGGTTTCAACAAATGTTGGTGCGGTCTTTACGGCACAATTTCAATGCTGGGCAAAACGTCCGTGTAAAAGCACAGCCGGTACTGGTGCGGGCAGATGTAATTCACCTTGAACCGTTCCGGGCTGGTCAACACGGTCAAAATGGCAAGCATCAGGACAAGCAGATTCTTCATTGTATCCTCCTAAAAATGGGCATGAAAAAACCACGGTGCGGGTGCATCGTGGTTGAAGTGTTAGTGGGTTATTCGGGTAATTCGCCCAGTTGCCTCAGTAGTGATGTGTAGATTTGTGCATCTACCTGATCCAGCGGGATATTACCATCCAGCAAACCTTCATATTGCGGGTCAACTGGATGCTCTTTGAGGAATGCCTTCATTTTTTCAATTTCCTCTGGTGTAATATTGTACCCCATATTGTGAAATCTCCATTAAAAAATCTGTGACAAGATTATAGACAGCCGTCTTGGGCATCGTGGGGTCGTTTGCTGTGTGATTCAGCGTGCGAGCAGCCATTTTTAGAGAGATCAAATCGGTTGCGGCGGTCTTTTCCAGTGCATATACACTGCCGTCATTGCCGACAATCGTCAGCATCTGCATCGAATCCCGGCTCGCAAAGCCAAGAATATCCTCGGGCGAAAAGGTCATCCCACTTGGATGGTTGTGTATTGCAATGTGAGGCGTGCTGAAATTCGGGATGTGAACGCCTCCTTCCTGCTCGCCGGTAAAATATCCGCTCACGGGCTGCATATCCAGCCCATAGCAGCGGGCCTTTTCTGTTCCAAGCGGAACTTTCCGGGCTTCCAACAGCAGCTTTTTGTGGGCATTGGCAAGGGCACGGCTGCCCGCGGCGTCCAGCGTCTCACAGGCAAATGGCTGAATGTGCTGAATGCTCTGGATGGTAATCTCCTTGTACCCCAGGCTGATTTCTTTCAGTGTAGCATTGTTTTGGGCGGATTGCAAGGCACTTGCCGCTGCATCCGCCTGTTTTGCTTCCCTTTGCCCAAATCCCGGAACGGCAGCTCTTGCGCCGTCCAGCCTATCCCCGGTTTCTGCCAGGAACGCACTCAGCTGCTGCCGGGCGGCTTTCGGCTTGGCGGCGCTTTGGCTGGCATCCACCCCGGCGGCGGTCTCGGCCAGGTAACGGCGCTTGGCTTTGCGCACCCTGCGTTCCAGCGCCCGCTGCATCTGGGTGATCTCGTACCGGGTGTACAGCCCGCCGCCATAGGGAATATTGCGGGCATCCAGCTCAGCCAGGCGTTCATCCGTGTAGTTGCGCACGGAGATACCGGGGTAGAACGGGTAAAAGTTGTGGCGGCAGTTCCAGCCGCACAGGCC